CTTCGCATTTTTTTTCTTAAAACCCGATGCGATGCTTGGTGTTCGTGCCGGAAATACCCTCGTCCGTGTATACTTTTACAAACTCCCATTCGGGATTGCGTTTGATGTATTGCGTGTAGTAATCCACCTGTGCTTCGTAGCTGGTGAACTGCTCATCACTGTCTGTGGACACTCTTGCGTATCCTGCGACCCGCCGTTTTTGTACCGCCACCCCGGAAAGGTGCGTCAGCGGATTGATGGTCGGCGGAATGACTGTGACCGACCGTGCTGCTGTTCTGTTCATTCCTTTTCCCTCCTTGCCCGCAATGCCCGCTGTCGTGCCTTTTCTTTCATTTCAGGTGTCCAGCTTTCTGTCCTGGAGCGATCTGTCCACCGTTTAACGATTTCTGAACCGTCATCCATGCAGAACACGACCACATTGTTTTTCTCTGCTCTGATTGCCGTTATTTTGCTTCTGACCATATCAGGGTCAAAGCTGACCGTTCCCAGCACCTCGCAGGTGAGGGCTTCGAGCGTTTCTTCTGGAATCCGCTTTGCGGCACATTCGGATTTGCCTTTGGTCTGGAACGTGGTGCAGTTCCAGAAGTGCTTGCTGCGGCAGGTGACGCGCTTATAGGCGCTGCCGCAAAGGCCGCAGCGTATAAGCCCGGAAAATGTTGACCGTGTAGGCTTTCTACGGTTTTCTGCCTGCCGCGCCAGCTTGTTCAGCCGAACCTGCGCCTTATCAAATGCCGCTTGGTCAATGATCGGCTCATGGGAGCCTGTGACATAATACATCGGAAGCTCGCCCCTGTTCGGCACCAGCTTTTTATCGATGTGATTCTTTCGGTACTGCTTCTGGAGCAGCGCATTGCCGGTGTACTTTTCGTTGGACAAGAGGTTCCGAATGCGGTCCGCGCACCACGTTCCGCCGAGGGGACGTTCACACCCTCTGTCGTTCAAATCGCGGCTGATGGAACTCAGGCTCTCTCCGCCGTTGAAGCGCGTGAATATCTCACGGACAACGGCGGCTTCTTTCTCATTCACCTGAATACCATCTGCGGTAATGCTGTAGCCGAACAGGAACCGCAGGTTGACAAGCTCTCCGCTCTCAAACGCTTTGCGGATGCGCCATTTCTGATTTTCGCTGGCCGACAGGCTTTCTTCCTGTGCGTAGGATGCCAGGATGGTCAGCATCAGTTCTCCGTCCACACTCATGGTATGGATGTTCTGTTCTTCAAAGAAAACATCAACACCCAGGCTTTTCAGTTCCCGGACGGTTTCCAGCAGCGTGACCGTATTTCTGGCAAAGCGGGAGATACTTTTTGTAATGATGAGGTCGATTTCCCCGGCGCGGCAGCTTGCCAGCATTCGCTGAAAGCCATCCCTCTGGCTCTTGGTACCGGTGATGGCTTCATCACTGTACACGCCGCAGTAAAGCCAACCGGCGTGGGACTGGATCAGGTTGTTGTAATAGCTCACCTGCGCAGAAAGCGAGTGGAGCATTGCGTCCTTTCCAGAAGAAACGCGGGCATAGGCGCAGACACGCAGCGCCTTCGGCTGCATGGGAATCTGGAAATCGACCCGTTCTATGACTCTCTCTATGTCGTTCACCTCCCTTTGGTGTGTGACATATTACCTCTGAAAGCATGATTTATCCAGCCATTTCAGCGGAATATACTGCACGAAGATATGCCGTATTTCTTGGCAATGATCGTATCAATTTTAGCGTACTCTCTTGCTGAAATCAGCCCCTTGGAACGCATACTCCGGGCGAGAGCCATCACCGTCTGATAGGAAAATAGCCGCTTATCGTAATCACTCATGGCCGGCCTCCTTTCTGCGGAATTGCAAATAGCAGTCACGGGAGCAGAACACCCGATTGGCGTTACCATAGCTTTCAAACTGTTTTCCGCACTGCCGGCAAGTGAGTGTGTAGTACGCTTTCCGCTGTACTCTTTCGGGATGTGCATTCCACCACGCCATTCGGCAGGCATCGGAGCAGAACAGCCTTTTCCGTTTATGCGGTATCTGCTCAAGCGGAGCCTGGCAATTTCGACATAGAGTATTTGATTCCTGCAACTCTTCAATCTGCACGGGATGCCTGGCGCAAAAGGATTTTACTGTGTTTACCGGTATCCCCGTCAGCTTAGCTATCTTTTTATAGCCAAAGCCTTGGTATTGTAGCTCAATAATATGCTTACGTTCGCTCTCTGTCATAGCGATGCCCCTTTTCTGTAAATAGCATTTCTCGTTATACACAGATAAAAAGGCTTTTTGTCAGGGTGAACTTGGCAAAAAAATAAGCCCTCCACGGAAAAAATCCGCAGAGGGCTTAACTGAGAGTGAAGAACCTGACTCTCAGTATGTTTACTTCTGGAGCATATCATGATACCGTTTGAGCATCACGCAGAACTGTTCACGGGAGAGGTTTTCCCGCAGTTTGAGGTTACCGTTTGTATCCCCCAGCAGAAGGTGGTTTTCCAGCGCCCAGTTCACAGCGTCCTTCGACCATGCGGCGGGGGCGTTGTCCAGGGGTGCCGAAGCCTGCCCACCCAGAGCTGCCGTGACCTTCTCTGCCAGATCGCCCATGCGGGCATACATCCAATCGCCAGGGCAGGATTTGTTCGCAAACCATCTATGGACAGTCAGCACCATCTCGTCCTGCTTTGGACTATAATTGAGCGTCTTGTCCTTATCGCCCAGCCAGAGCAGCTTGGTCTTGCCATTACGCTTGCAGATATCGGTGCAAAGCTCAATGAGCTGCTGGTACACCACATCCTTGAACGCATACGGCTCAGTGGCATCACTGGCGCACTCAATGGTCACGGCTCTCTGGTCGTTGGCAGCGGAGGACGAGCACCAGGAGCGATTTTTCTCCTCTACATACATCCCGACTCTGCCGTCCACGCCAATGCCGTAGTTGGAGCTTGCCTGACGGGACTTCGGCAGGAATACATTTCCCAGTGTTTCCACGCTGCACTGACCTACCACGCAGTGGGGCGTGATGCGGTCAATGCTGTGGGTGCGCTGCCCGGAGTGGTTCGGGCTGAGTTTGGTGTAGGATACCAGAGGGCTGTTCGTGTAAGCCATTACTCTTCACCGCCCTTTTCATCGGTTGCGCGGTCATGCAGCTGCTCCAGCACTTCTTTCAGCTTTTCGGGGATCGGCAGGCCTAGGTGTGCGGCGTTTTCCAGCAGGCTCACACCCTCGTTGGAAAGGTAGAAGAAAATGACCGCCGTCCGAAGAACCCCTGTTCCACCGAGCACATAGACATCCAGAATGTTTCCAATGCCCACAAGGGTGAAAATCAGCACCTTCCGGCAAATACCCTTGAAACCCACAGCACTGGAAAGATTCTTGTCCGAGATGGCACACAGAACGCCGGTAATGTAGTCGATGACCACAAAGGCAATCAGGGCATACAGAAATCCGTCCACCCCGCCGAGAAACCAGCCAAGAAAGCCGCCCAGGGCAGCGAACGCGACCTGAATGCCATTCCAAATCTGTTTCATATTTGTTTCCTCCTTATTCCTCTGTAAAATGAACAAACGGCATCAGCAGCCCGATGTCGTTTGCAGATAACAGCAGGTTTTCCGTAATGGGAATGTCGATAGCTTCCACCTCCGGCGTGACCTCCATTGCTAACAGTTCTTCCAGTTCGGCGGCGGCTTTCGGCTCGTTCTCTTCGGAGAAATCAAAGCTGCCGTCCTCCTTTGCTGTGCCGTATTTTTCAAAGATTTTCTGCCGCTGTTCGGCAAAGAAATCCGCCTCTTTCTGCAAGGCGGTAATCATGCGCTTGAGCTTGTAGGCCAGACGAAGCTGCAGGTCTCCGGCAGACAGCTTGGACAGCGCCGGAACCGCCAGAACGATGTCTTTCAGTTGTACTTTCATGTGCGTTTTCCTCCTTAAGTGCCGATCAGCCCGTATTTCACAAGGATGCCGACCAGGTTGTTCAGAATTTTCAGATAGTTGGATGAGCTTGCTGACGAATAGCCCATATTCTGCGAATAGGTGCTGAGCGTCTGCCGTGCGATGGGACTAGCGGAAAAGAAACCGATCCTTGAGCTGTTGCTTGAGCCGATTTTTACCTGCACGGAGCCGAGGTAGGCATAGTGCCAGTAGAGGCTTGAAGTACCGAGATAAAAGGGATATGAGGTGCTGCTTGAGGACGGTTTCAGTTCGCGGGCGGTATTTGCCGTGATGTAATAGCTGGTGCTGCCACCCATCTTGACTTCTGCTCCGGCCATGTTGGGGTCAGAACCACCGCCAATGACTGTGCCGTTGACGCAGAGCTTTCCTGCACTGGCGGAAAGATAGCAGTTGGAACTGAGGTATAGCTTTTCAATGTAGCCCGTGTCCCAGTAATAGGTGGACGAGCCGAGACGGTTGACCGCAGCTCCGGAGAACAGGCACTCAAAGGTGCCGCTGTTGAATCCAAATCTTGCAACAGTGTTCGAGCCGGAGCGGATCTGAATGTTCTCGCACCAAAGGTTGCCGAAAGGATAGGAGGCATTCCCCAGATCCCAGTCCACGATCGTTGCGGGACGGATGCAGTGGTTAGTGGTTTCCACAATGAGCGCATGTGTGCCAACGCCATCCCACGAAGCAAGTTTGATCTGCGTTCCGGCGAAAATGTAGGTATAGTCGTAGTTCCAAGTACCGTCGCCGCCGATGTACATGGTGGTGCTGGTATATTCCTTCAAGCTGACCTTGCCGGACTGAGAGTAGATGGTCTTGACCTTCAGCGTGGAGGTGTCGATGCGGTCGGCATGGATGGTGCCGGTGGTGATATTCGCGCCGTTGATGGTGGTCTTGCCTGCCGTGCCGAGGGCAGAGATGGTCACATAGCCGGAGAGGTCAATGGTATCTGCCACCAGCTTGACGGCCCGGTCAGTCATGGTGAAATCAGAGGCGGATGTGCCGGATTTCACCAGCCAGTTGATTTTGTTTGCCGTCTGCGTGACCGAGGTGATGTTGCCCTCTGCCGTCTCGATGCGGGTCTTAAAGCTGTTCACGGTCTGCGTCAGGGTAGAAACGGAGCCTTCCGCATTTTCGATGCGCGTATTAAAGCCGCTGACCGTCTGGGACAGCGTGGAGACTGCGCCCTCGGCGTTTTCGATGCGCGTATTAAAGCCGCTCACGGTCTGCGAAAGCGTGGAGAGATTTCCGTCCACGGTTTGGATGCTGGAAAGCAGCTTGCCGTCTGCAGCCTTGAACTCCTGCCGCACTCGATCTAACTGTGTTGCGGTGGACGCAAGCAGGTTCGGCACATAATCGCCGACCTCCACCCGCACGGTGTAGCGGTAGAAGGGGTCGTACTCGATGCTGATGATGCGCGTGTTCACATTCACGCCCATCGGCGTATAGGTGATGTTCACCTCGTCGCCCGCCTGCAGGTCCGCCATTTTGAAAAGCGAGATCTCGTAAGACTGCGTATTCTCCCGGCTATCAATGGTCACAGCCAGATCGGTCACGTTTTCGCCGTCCATCAAAGATTTGCGAACAGTGCTGCCGCGATGCCTGCGCAGATTGATCTTGTACCCATCGTACTCCACCTCGCAGCCGCAGGCGTCAATGAAGCGCATGAGCGCGCTGCGGCGGCTGAGTGGGCTTTGGTCGGTGAACGCGCACTCCACGCGCCCGGTCGCTTCAATTACACCAACGGAGAACGGCGTGCCGGACAGCAGCTGCGTCATGCCGTCTGCCGGAGTACCCTCAAAAACAAAGGTCACGAGGTTGTACTGCTCCTCGTTCAACAGGTAGGTGATGTGCTCACACTGCGCCATCGTGACCGGAAAGCCGCCCGTGATCTTCTTGGCGACTCGAACAACGGTATAAAATTGACCGTCCAGCTTCGCGGTCATGCCGACAGACAGCGATTGCGACCGGGAAGCGAGGACGGAGAACGAAAGTGTCCGCTCCCCGGACAGCTTGTCGCAGAGGGATGCAGAGAGCACACGCGGAAAGCTGCATTGGAGCGTCCCGGCACTGTTATAGATTTCAATCATGGCCATTTCTCCTTACACGGTTCCGAGATTACGCACATAGGCGGCATTCTGCGTCCACTGAATTTCCGCCAGAATCCGGGCCAGCGTCGTGCCATCGATGGTGAGCGGAATGGTGACGTTGAACGCCTGCCCGCTGGACGTCCGCCCGACATCGGAAAGCCCGGAAAGCGTCGTATCCATGTTGATGTGAGACGGAATAGCAGTCTGCATATCTGCCGTCATGCCCTGCATGACAGAGGAAATGCCGTCCGCCAGATGCTCCGCCGAACGCACCGCCGTCTTACCGTTTTTGTCAAGGGACCCGGCAAGACCCTCCACCAGCATCTCACCGACCCAGCCCATCTCTTTGGACGGGGACGCGATTCCAAAGAAGTCGCAGATGCCGTCCCAGATGGAGCTGATCCATCCGCTGACCTTATCCCAGAGCCACGAAGCGAGGGACTGGATGCCCTCCCACAGCCCGCGCACAAGGTTCGCACCGACCTCTACGATCTGGGGAATGGACTCCGTAAAGGCGTTCACGATGCCCTCGATGATCTGCGGGACCGCCTTGACGATCTCCAGAATGATGGTGGGGAGATTTTCAATGAGGGAGATAAACAGCGTCACGCCCGTTTCCACCAGCTGCGGGATGGAGGCCAGCAGCGCATCCACAACGGCAGAGACGATCTGCGGCAGCGCCGCGACGATGGTCTGGATGATCTCCGGGAGGTCCTGCACCAGCGCCACCAGCAGGTCGATACCCGCCTGCACGATGCGCGGCAGTCCTTCCAGCAGTCCCGTGACGATGCCGTCAATGATCTGCGGCAGAACTTCCACGATTGCCGCAATGATGTCCGGCAGCGCATCCACCAGTGCGGTCAGAAGCTGGATGCCCGCCTCCATGATCTGCGGAATGCCCGAAATGAGGAAATCCACAATGCCTGTGATGATGGCAGGGAGCGCTGCGATCAACTGCGGCAGGGCGTCCAGAAGCCCCTGTGCCAGACCGAGGATGAGCTGCAGCGCCGCGTCCAGCAGGAGCGGAAGGTTGTCAATGAGTCCCTGCACAATGGTCGTGACAGCTTCCACGGCAGCGGGGATGAGCTGCGGCAGCGCGTCCGCAAGCCCCTGCACCAGCGACACGATCATCTGCGTCGCAGCGTCAATGAGCAGCGGCAGATTGTCGATGACCGCCTGCGAGACCGTCATAACCGCCTGCACCGCTGCGGGAATCAGCTGGGGCAGCAGCTCCAGAATGGTGGTCAGAAGCTGCGAAAAAAGCTGCGTCACGGTATCCAGCAGCGTGGGAAGCAGTTCCGCGATGGCTTCCAATAACGCCTTTGTTGCCGTGGGCAGCGCCTTTACGATATTCTCAATGACGGGTGTAATGTTGGCGATGACGTTTTTCAGTGCCTCTGCCATGTTCCCGCACAGCTGCTCCATATCCGCATCTGCGTTGCCGAAACCGACGAGCAGATTCTTTCCCGCCGCCTGTAAGGCGTTGATGGAGCCGGAAATGGTGTGCTCCGCTTCCTTCGCGGTCGTGCCGGTGATGTCCATGCTCGTCTGAATGACATGGATCGCGTCTACCACATCGGCATAGGATTCGAGGTCGTAGTGGATGCCGGAGATCGCCTCGGCATCGGCCAGCAGCCGCCCCCTTTTGGGGTTTTTTCCCCCGTCGCCCGGCCTCAGCGGGT